CACATTTGACGTTGACGAACTAAGTCAAGATTTCAAGAGCTTCTTTACACAGTTTGATCAACGGCGTGGAAAAAGTTTTGTTGACACTTATCCACGCCTGGCCAACTGGTACAATAGTCTTTAAACTTTAAACCAGCCTAGATATTGACTAACTTTTTTGGTTACACTAGCCCAGTCGCCCATGACTGGTTGACGAAACAATCGTGCAGTTGAATACCACGGACTAGAGTCACGATTCAACAACCATCGCCAGTCCACAGCAAACCAGTTGAGCATGATCCATGTGGGACGACCCAGTGCTCCTGCTAAGTGAGCAATGGCAGTATCTACACTGACCACTACATCAAGATTTGCTATCAATGCAGCCGTGTCAGCAAAACTTTGAATACTGCCTGGATACATCGTAACACCAGCAGACTCCAAGGCTGCAGTTTCTTCATCGGTGGCATCTATTTGCAAGTTAATCCATTCATACTGTGGATTGGCCTGAATCATTTTTAGCATGTCTTCAAACGGCATGCCCTTGTGGCGGTTTAACCATGCATCTCTGCGTCCACTCCAGCTAAATCCCACACGCATGCGTTTTTTTGGGCCTAGCTTTTGTAACCATTGTTGCTGTAGTCCACCATCAGCATTTAGATAATTCATTGGACTAGGCAAGTTTTGTAGTGTAATACCCAAGATTCCTGGGATACTCATGATAGGCACCCAGTAGTCAAAGTCTGACACTGAGTAGTCGTATCCTGATACACGTTTGATTATGGGGCTGCCACTTAGCATTGGTACAAGCCCGTCTGTGACCTGCAGAATAATTTCTGCTCCCATCACGTGCAAGTTGTACAAGAATCGCACAAACTGAATGTTGTCTCCATGTCCTTGTTCGCCTACCACAAGAATAGTTTTGCCTTTGAGATCTTGCCCACTCCAGCGAGGCTGTGTAAATTTTGGAAATGTGCCAGCCAAGTGTTCATAGTTGAATCGCACTTCGTACGCAGGCCATCCTTGAGCATAGTTGCCACTCAACAAGTGTGCCACAGCAAGGTTAAATTGTGCTGTGATGTTGTTGGGGTCTAGCTGTATGGATCTGGTTAAAAATGGTATTGCACCCTCTGGTTCGCCTACTTCGCGTAGCACATTTCCGTAGTTGTTGAAGGCGGCAGCACTTTGACGATCTTGACGCATGGCCTCAGCATAGCATTGCAGTGCAGCCTCAGGTTGGTTGTCAGCACGGTATTGATTGCCTTGCTCTATAATTTGATTGATATCCATCGGGTATTTACACTCCAGTATGGTACTATTTTACATTTTCTATAAATACTTGTCAACACAATACGGTGTTTTATGCTGAGATTAACACCCACAGCGTAGCGGCTAGAACCCGCATCGGGCTTCTATAAGGAGAAAACAAATGGGACGTCCTCTTAAAATACAAAAATTATCTACCGGTTCCGGTAACGGTGGCGCCAGCGTTGGCGTTGATCTTGGTTTCCCTAACTTTGGTAGCGTAACTGATCCAGTTAAAAACTCAGTTGGCAACATGACTGACGCTCAATACTACGGTGTTGTTGGCGGTGCAGCCCCGACTGACACACCCAGCACAACAAATCCACGTGTTGATGTGATTGTAAACATTGCCGCACCATCTGGTTCTGGCCTAGGTGTACACGCTGGTTACATTATCCGTCAAAAAGGTTCACACAAGTACCTAGTTGGCGATTCTAATGCTGCCATTGACCCTGCTAACTTTGTGGTTGGCCAAGCATATCAAATCGTGGCTGTAGGCGATACACCATGGAGTACAATTGGTGGCGGTAACAACGTTGCTGTGGGTCAAATTTTCACTGCCACAGCAGCCGCTGGCGCAGGTACAACAGGTACAGCATATCCAGTTGGCGTGTGTGTGCTTGACAATGACGTTACTCCAGCAGCTGGTTTAATGGCCATTACCTATACCAACAACGACTCTACTGCTACTCCTATCAGCAAGCTCACCAACAAATTTGTGCTTGACTGGACTGGCGGTTCAACTTATGCAGCCACTGAAGTTGTTAACGATGTTCGTTATATTGCCAACTTCTTCACAGACGAAGGTACAGCTATCAAATCTGGTACCACAGGTGGCGCCAACGTTTCTGGACAACAGAACTTGGTTGACCTTGTGATTGTTGACAACGTTACTTCTTAATTGATTTAACCCCAGGATCCCCTCAGCTAATTACTGGGGGGATTTTTTTATGAGCAGAGCATTTGTATTGGGCAACGGTGTAAGCCGACAGCAAGTAGACTTAGAAAATTTAAAGCATTTTGGTCCTATCTACGGGTGCAACGCACTGTATAGAGACTTTGCACCCACAGTACTAGTCAGCACTGATCGTCCTATTAGCGAGCGCATACAAGATTCTGGTTATGCACTAAAGAACAAATTTTATACTCGCAAACCCACTCCAGGATCAGGCGCATTGCCTGTACCGCAAAAATACTACGGCTACAGCTCGGGACCAATAGCAGCCAGCATTGCTGCCTTTAACAATGCTGTGATTGTTTACTTGATTGGGTTTGATATGGGTCCAGTACATACCAAGTTTAACAATGTGTATGCAGACACAGAATTCTATAAAAAAAGCTCTGCACCGCCTACATTTACTGGCAATTGGGTGCGACAGTTAACTACAGTCATGAAAGACTTTCCTAAAATAGCATTTGTGCGTGTGATGGCAGGTACTACAGCCGCTATTCCTGAGTTTGATGCTGTTAAAAACTTTCGAACTATGGATATTGCAGACTTCCTAAACCGCATAAATAACACAAAGGAACTCTAAATGTCTACCTACAAGCGTGTCAGCGGTGATTACACAATACAAACTTTTGGTACAAGTAATGTTATATTTCAAAGTAACGTGGCCAACGCGGTCACAGTAGTCATTGATGGCAATCTATCGGTATCAGGTAATGCTACATTAACAGGAAATATTTCAGGTGATCGGCTGTTCAACGGATCAACTTCAATTGAAATTCCAGATGCTAGTGGAAATGCTAATATCAGTGTATCAGGCGTTCCTAACGTTGCAGTTTTTACTGCAACTGGCCTAGTAGTAGCAAATAACATTAATGCTGGTAATTTGTCTTTAACGGGAACATTTGGTGCGACAACTTTAAGTGCTAGTGGCAATATCACTGGTGGCAACTTGATATCAAATGGCAATGCAGTTATTACACGAAATGCAGGTGTTGCCCAGCCAACATTGATATTTTTAGACACTGACACTGATATTGCTGATGGACAAGTAATTGGATCTATTGAATGGTTTGCCTCAGATACCCCAACTCCAAGAACAACTTCTGCAATTAGATCAATTGCTAACAGCACAGTTGGCAATGCTGATATTCATTTGTTGACATCAACTAGTGGCGCAGCACTATCAACAAAAGTTATTGTATTAAGCACAGGTAATGTTGGCATTGCTAACACTAGTCCAAATTCAAATTTAGCAGTTGCAGGCAATGTGTATGTTAGCACTACCATAACTGCTGTAGGCAACATCACAGGCGGCAATGTCAACACAACGGCAGTAAGTGCCACAGGCAACATAGTTGGCGCTAATTTAGTCACTGGTGGATTGCTCACAGTAACTGGTAACATTACAAGTAATAATATCAGCACTGGTAATATTGATGCAACACGAGATATTGTAACAACTGGCAGAGTTAAAGGTGGTAATGTTGACAGTGATGGTAGAATTTCAGCCACAGGTGATTTAACTATAGTTGGCTTTGGATCAATACAAGGCAATGTCATTGGTGGTAATTTGCTCACAGCAGGAACAATCACTGCTACTGGCAATATCAGCTCGGTTGGAAATGTGAGAGGTGGAAACATTGTTACTGGTGGAGTAGTATCATCTACTGGTAATATTATATCAGCTGCTAATGTTGCTGGTAATAATGTAATTGCTATTGCTAACGTAACTGCTACTGGTAACGTTAGCGGTACTTATATTTTTGGTAACGGTGCATTCTTAACAGACGTTGCATCAAATATTGGTGTAGCATCAGGCTTACAAAACGGAACCACTACTTTAACAATTGTAGGTCCTAATGGTAATATTGATGGTGTTGTTGCTGGTGTAAGCATCTTAACTTTCAACACCGGCGGCCAGTTACTAACAGGACAAATGTCTGCCACAGGCAATGTGTCTGGTAGCAATGTCAACGCTTCGGGAAATATCAGCGCCATTGGAAATATTAACGCTGCCAACATTTTTACCACAGGTATTGCCAATATTGGCACACTAATCACTACCAATATCAATGCCAATGCTTTAACATCAGGCACAGTGGCCAGTGATCGTCTAAGCGGCAGCTACACAATTAGCATTACAGGTAGTGCCGGTACAGCTGCCACAGTGACCAATGCGGCACAAGGCAACATTACTAGTTTGGGAACATTGACTTCTCTAGCGGTCACAGGCAACGTCACTGGTGGAAACTTTGGCACAGCAGGATTGGTCACTGCTACAGGCAATGTAACTGGTGGAAATGTTATCACAGCAGGTGCTGTCAGTGCCGGATCAGCAGGCATATCATCATTAGGTAACATTACTGGTGCCAAC